GCCTGATTTAATGCGCAGACACCACAATGACTATCTTATTAGGACAATATCTCCTAAGAAAGCCGCAGGCACTTGTGATAACACCAGTGACGTAGCTTGGAGATTTGGCAACAATGAGATAACAGTCAGAGCGAGTGGCGCAGCCTCATTCAGTCACAAGATCTGGGATTATGGTCAAGACATGGTCTCCTTTGAGGGATGGAGTTTGGATTGGCTTCTGGAGTGCCCTTCCACCCTTGGTTTTTACTCCATTGGCTATAATGTTGACAGGAAACAGACGGATGATTTGCACGCAATAATATACTTATCTCTTGCTTACTGTTACTACGGTATTGACGCTTTGGTAGTTCGAGGCATACGCACCCGCGGTCTCAAACGATTTCAGCCAAACGTGAAGTACACAGATGAGAAGGGTTCAATCGAATTTACAGTGTTTGACGTGATGTGTTCAGAAAAGATGTATGTGACGATAGCCCCCGAAGATGCTTTCACTTCAGTAGAAGTGAGCCGGGAAGAATTCGACACTTTACTATCTTTAGACGCGTTGCGGAAAACCAACATCGATGTCTACACCATTAGATCAATGGGTATAGACAAGGATAAATCCGCCCTCATCTGCCATTACTTGGTCAAACGACTAGGCTTCAAGATGCCAGTAGTATATACCATTGACAGGTCGTTCTCCACATACGAGTGGACAGTCACCCACACTAATACGGAGAATCTCCCACCCATGACTTCCTTCATGAATCCTCTCATGGTAGGCGCCTGGGTACCAATGAGAAGCAAATTCAATGACATAGAATGCATTGAAGAGAGAGTGCGCAAGTTTGCTAGAACAAAAACGTACCCTACAGCCTTCATGCGACAGTGCATGAATGACTACATTGAATACCTCGCGAATGATACAGTACTGGTCCCTTACGATGCAGACCAGGTCGCTGAGAAACAAAGTAGTCCAAGCCAACGCTCTATTCTGATGCGAGCATTGTACGCTGTAGGTGGGGTCATAAATACGGTAGTCGCCTTCATCAAGGCAGAAACGTATCCTTCTCCAAAACCCCCACGTAACATATCCACACTACAACCAGAAACTAAACTCACTTGGTCGAAGTTTAACTACCCAATTGCCGATCATCTGAAACAATTTCCATGGAACGCTTGCGGAATGAAGCCTCGCGAAATAGCCGAGCGCGTAGCAAGCATCTGCCAACGAAAAGATGTGGACTGGGTCGTGAACTCGGACTTTTCCCGGTATGACGGGCATGTTAATGCTCTCGTGCGGCAGTTCGAGGAACAACTACTAATGAGAATGTATCCCCCGTGTTATCACGAAGAAATGTTGAAAACTCACCGCAATAATTACTTGCAGTTGGCAGTCACATCATCGGGATATCATTACTGCACAGGCTACTCCCGACTATCAGGCTCACCTGAAACGTCAAACTTGAA